TGTTGATTGCTGCTAAACCTAAAAAATTGATTGTTCCACCTGCGCTTCAATTCGTTGCAACTCGTTTGCTCGAAACAGAGCAACGTGTAGGTACAACCGATAACGACATCAACGCGTTAAAAAACAACGGTTCTATCCCAGAAGGTTATACTATCAATAACTTCTTAACGGATAACAACGCTTGGTTCTTAACTACTGATGTACCAAACGGTTTGAAACATTTTGTACGTCAATCTCTTGTAACTTCATCAGATAGTGACTTCGATACTGGGAACATGAGATACAAAGCTAGAGAACGTTATTCTTTCGGCTGGTCGGATCCGCTCGGAATGTATGGTTCAGCAGGCGCATAAGCTTGTAAATCAAGCAGTTAGTTGATTTAGGAAACCCGCTTTACGCGGGTTTCTTTTTGTGTTACGATTCCCCGTGTCAAATCACTTATGGAGAAAAACATGAATTACCCTGCTACAAGAGAAGAAGCTAAACGTACCAGTGCTAAATTTTATTTTACTGGTAAACCTTGTTTGCGTGGGCACGTAGCCCCACGCAAAACAAAAGGCGCGTGCGTAGATTGTATAAAAGAAGATTGGGTTACTGACAATGAGCGCCGTAAACTATTACCTAAGACAGAGGCGTCAAAAGCCGCAGGTAGACGATACTACGAACGTAATAAAGAGGCTGTAAAAGCTAGAGCTGATACTAGACCTACTGAAGAAAAAAGAAGACATAGAGCTAAATACACGAAAAATAATCCTGAGCAACATAAAATTAAATGCAATGCACGTAGACGTAGACACAGAGAGGCTACCCCTGCATGGTTAACAAAAGAGCAAAAAGACAACATAAAACAGTTGTATGTGCAGGCTCAAAAACTAACAAAACTTACGGGTGTACGGTATGAAGTAGACCATATAATCCCGTTAACAAATGACAGCGTGTGTGGCTTACACGTACCTTGGAACCTACAAGTAATCCCAAAATTAGAGAACCTTAAAAAGGCCAATAAAATAGTTGCATAATCAACCAATTGGTGTACTATCAACCTATATCTAGGAACTTAATTATTTGCGCAGATTGCCCTAGCAAGCTTTACACAAGACTGCGTATCTTACGTGTATTTGGAGATTAAAATGGCATTAGCATCACACCTTGGTCCTTGGAGACTGGGAACCGTAAAAGACACAACTGGCACAACTGCTGGTACTATCAACAACATGGGCGCAACTATTGTTGCTCAAAAAGCGGCTATTGCTTACGGCACTACTTCAGGCACAGCTTTTGTAATCCCTGCAGGTGCAACAATCACTGGTATTGCTTTATATTCATCAACGGCGTTTACGGGTACTTCCCCTACACTTACTGTGTCTGTTGCAGGTACTGCTGTTACTACCGCAAATGCGCTGACTTCTGGTACTGCATTTAATGGCTCTTTAGCTCTAGCTCAAACTGCTGGTGCAGCATCTCTCTTATCTAACGTAGGAACTACGGATGCGTCAGTAACCTATTCAATTGGCGGTTCTGCATTATCAGCCGGTGTAGGCGTCATCGTTGTATCGTACATGGTGAATTTATCTGACGGTACATACAACCCAACTGCGTATACCGCATAATTAATATTTAGGGGGTCAGAGTTGAGCGACCTTGACCTTAAATGAGAGCGCAATTTCCGCCCTATCTTTTTAAATAGGAGATTAATTATGAGTATGCAATATGATGTCAAGAGTGCGCACGCGAGTGTTGCTGGTAGTTTTTACGGTAGCCGTGTTCGTCTTAAAGGGTTTATGGTAGTTCCAACTGCTAGTACAGCGGCTACAGTTGCCTTTAGAGATGGTAGCGCAACAGGAACTATTCTATGTGAAATAGACATACCTTCTAACACAAACCCAATCCCGTTTTATGTAGCTATTCCTCAAGAAGGTATTCTATTTCAGACTGGGATTTATATGGCTCTTAGCGCGGCTGTAACCGGCGTGACTATCTTCTACGGGTGAGCCATGATGGACGACCAAATTAAACTTGCTGTTCATGAAAATGAGATTAAACACTTGCAAACTGATATGGATAAGTTGGTTAAAGATATGGAAGAGCTTAAAGCTTCCGTTGCTGAAATAGGTAAAACCCTTTCAGAAGCTAAGGGCGGATGGCAAGTTTTAATGGTTATGGGTGGGCTAGGTGCAGCGTTTGGTAGCGTTATTGGTTGGGCACTTGAACATTTCTCAGGTAAATAATATGGCAAAGAAAGCTCCTGTATTAGCAGTAGGTAGAGGTGAGAAACTCCCCGTCTCTAAGGGCGCAGGTCTTACAGAAAAAGGCCGCAAGAAATATAATGCGGCTACTGGCTCTAATTTAAAAGCACCAGCACCTAACCCTAAAACCAAGAAAGATGCGGGAAGACGTAAGTCTTTTTGTGCACGTATGAGTGGTATGCCAGGTCCTATGAAAGATGAGAACGGTAAACCTACACGTAAAGCAGCATCTCTAAAACGGTGGAACTGCGGTGCCTAGTACAAGTAAGAAACAACGTAATTTCATGGCTGCCGCCGCTCACAACCCAAGCTTTGCAAAGAAAGCGGGTATACCAGTAAGTGTAGCTAAAGAATTTAATCAAGCCGATAAAGGCGAAAAATTTAAAGAAGGTGGTAATGTGGCTAATTTAAAAAAGCTATTTAAAGGTAAAGAAACTTATAGCGAAGAGCTTAAAGAAGGCAAAGCTATTAAGTCTGGTAAACTTACTCCTCAGCAATATGCTAAAGGTGAAAAGATGGAAGACTCTAAAAAGATGAAAGATGGCGGTAAGTGCATGGCTAAAGGCGGTGTTACTCGCGGTGATGGCTGTGTAACCAAAGGCCATACGAAAGGTAAACAAATGGCTATGGGCGGTAAATGCTATGCTAAAGGTGGTGTTACTCGTGCAGACGGTGTAGCAACTAAAGGTCACACTAAAGGTACAATGGTCTAGGGGACTGTCATGGCAAAAGTAAAACGCTTTGGTCAAGGTGGGAGTAGTTCTGAACCTAAACGCTATATTAAGCGCGGACCCAACGGTGCGCAACCTGCGTCAAAACCGCCTATGTACCAAAAAGAAGTAGCTGTTAGAAAACCTAGTGATGCGTCTTCTACTAATAGTAAAGATGTAGCTTCTAAAGCTAAGTCTACTGGTATTCGCCCTAAAGTATACGAAGGCGAGTTAAACGGCGGTGAAGTAGCTAATAGAGGTAGAACTGCTGGTAATATTGGTCGCGATGCGATTGAAGGCGAGCGCGTAGTTTCTAATAGGGGTTCTAGTTCAGCTAGTTCTACTGGTGGCAAAGGTGTGTCTTCATCTCCTACCTCTTCAAGCCGAGCAGTGTCTCCTAAAGTATATGAAGGGGACGTATCGGGCTCAATCCCTAAAAATGCATCAGGTAAAGCATCTGGTAATGTGTACGAGGGTGAGCGCGTATCTAAGCCTGTAGCAAGAGCAGGAGGTGCTTCTGAAGGAGCAGCTAGTAGGTTATCAAATGCTGTATCTAAAGGGTTATCTTCAGCTAGTGGTGGTTCTCGTGCATTAAGCGCATTGAGTAAAGCCGCCCCTATCGTAGGCCGTGGGGCAGCTGGGTTAGCTGCCGCCCCTATACAGATTGCTGCTGGGGCATTAATGCCTAGTGACTTAGAGAAAGATGAAACTCCTTATAAAGGTTCTAAAGACTCCTATACGCCTACAAGCGCACGAGATAGAGCTGCCGACTTAATGGGGCAACCTAAAGCAAAAGCAGCAACACCTGATGTAGAAATTAAAAAAACTGAAATTGTAAAAACTGCACCAGCAGTAAGTAAACCTGCATTAAAGTCAGGTACTAGTAAACCTAAAGGCCCTACTGAAGGTGACCGCGCTAGGGCAGCCTTTAAAGAGTTTAAAGCTTGGAATGATTCTCGTGCACCGTTAGACTCAGATTCTACTAAAGCAGAAGATATGAACACGCAAGGTAAGATTGAAGCTACTGAAGACCTCCCTGCAAACGGTTTAAAAAAAGGCGGTATGACTAAGCGTCCACCTAAACCTGCTAAGAAAGTACCAGCTAGAAAGTTTGCATCGGGCGGTAGTACATCGCGTACATCGGCTTCTAGTCGTGGTGATGGTTGTGCAACTAAAGGTCACACTAAAGGCAAATACTTATGAGACCTTGCAGAGGTATGGGTGCTGTAAACCCTAAAAAGCTCCCTGGACGAAAAGGTAAAAAATAATTACCCTAATCTAAAACTCATGTTATCATACCCACATCATATATCGGAGGGTAACATGAGTTACGGGATTATTTATAAAATAACAAATACAGTAAACAATAAGATTTATATTGGGCAAACTATAACAAGTTTAAAAAGTAGATGGCAATCTCATGTGTCATCGTCAAAATGTAATAAACCGTGGGTTATCTGTAGTGCAATAAGAAAATACGGTGAAGAAAATTTTAAAATTGAACAGATAGATGTTGCTCATAGTAAAATTGAATTGAATGAATTAGAGATAAAATATATAAAAGATTTAACCCCTCAATATAATATGTGCGCTGGGGGAGGTGGGGTAGGTTCACCTTCTGATGAAGTTAGAGAAAAGATGTCTAAGGGATTAAAAGGTAAAAAGTTTACTAAAGAGCGGTCTAAAAATCAAAGTGCTAGGCAGTTAGGACGAGTGTTATCAGAAAAAACAAAATTAAAAATTAAAAATGCGCAAATAGGTAGAACGTACCCAGATAGACAAACAGGAATGTCTAAAGCTGAACGTAAGGCTAAACGAGATGAAAATTATATATTAAGTTTACCAGAAGATTTACGTGAGATTATGCAGGGTTTAACTAGAAATGAAAAAATAGCTTACCGAGCAAAATTAAATTCTAGTGTTATTTCAGAACGAATGCGGGGTGATAAAAACCCCATGTATGGTAAACTTAGATCAGACGAAAATAAGCAAAAACTATCAGAAATAGCTAAAGGTGAAAATAACCCTTATTACGGTAAAAAGCATTCAGAGGAAGCACTTACCAAAATGAGATTAGCTCATGCAAATAGACCGTTAGTTGAATGCCCACATTGTAAGAAAACAGGAATATTAAGTAATATGAAACGCTGGCACTTAGATAATTGCAAGGTGAAACAATGACCACAACCGGAACTGCGTTATTCAATCTTGATTTTGCTGAAATCGCGGAAGAATGTTATGAGAGACTCGGAGGTAGAGAACTTCGTAGTGGGTATGATTTACGCACAGCAAGGCGCTCACTTCAGCTTTTATTCATAGAATGGGTAAATCGCGGAACAAATATGTGGACAATCGAACAGATTGAAATCCCCTTATACCCAAATCAGATTGAGTATACTGTCCCTGTTGATACTGTTGAACTGTTAGATTGCGTTGTTCGTACTGGTACTGGACAAAATCAAGTTGATATAAATATAAACCGTATATCAGAATCAACGTATTCAACCATCCCAAATAAGAATGCAAGAGGACGACCTATTCAATTTTGGTTTAATAAGCAATCAGGTGCTACAACACCTACCGGAGTTAATAGCGCAACTATAAATATATGGCCTACACCAGATCAAGGTACATCAACAACACCTTACTATACACTTGTAACATGGCGTATGAGACGTATTCAAGATGTAGGTACAGGGGTAAACACACAAGATGTCCCGTTTAGATTTTTACCAGCAATGCTTGCGGGGTTATCTTATTACCTGTCTGTTAAAGTAGCTGATATAGACCCTAATAGAATTGCGATGTTAAAAGCTGATTATGAAGAACAATATAGAATGGCGGCGGAAGAAGATAGAGATACTGCTTCATTTAGAGTTGTTCCAAGAATTGGGTTTATATAACCATGTCGGTTAAATACTCATCAGGTAAGTGGAGCCATTCCTTTTGCGATCGTTGCGGACAACGGTATCAGTTAAAGGAACTTAAAAAACTTGTAATTAAGACTAAGATAACTAATATTAAAGTCTGCCCCTCATGTTGGGACCCAGATCAACCACAGTTATTACTAGGTCTTTATCCAATTTTTGATCCGCAAGCATTAAGAGACCCAAGACCCGATACAAGTTATTACCAAGCAGGTTTAAATACGTTACAATTACCCTCAGACGGAAGTCGTATTTTCCAATGGGGCTGGGCACCAGTTGGTGGCTCTTCACAGTATGATGCAGCCCTTACACCTAATTACCTTGTTGCCAAAACTTCTGTTGGCACTGTTTCAATCACAACATAGAGAACGATTATGTCAGGCAAAATTAAAACAGAACCCACCCCTAAAGTAGCAGGCTACCCACAAACAGGCATTAAAACGTCTGGTGTTAAAACTCGTGGTAATGGCGCTGCAACGAAAGGTAAAACAGCTCGCGGACCGATGGCATAAGCTATGACTTACGCAGAATTGTGTACAGCGATTCAAGATTACGTTGAGAATACGTTCTCTACGACTCAGCTTAACTTATTTATTGAGCAAGCAGAACAGCGTATTTACAACAGCATACAGCTGCCAGACCTACGTAAAAACGTCACGGGCGTGATTAGTGCAAACAATAAATACTTGCAATGCCCCAATGATTTTTTGTCAGCGTACTCGATTGCTGTTATTGATGCAGATGATAACTACACGTACCTTTTAAATAAGGATGTTAACTTTATTCGTGAAGCGTATCCAAGCCAAACAAGTTATGGTACACCTAAATACTATGCGATATTTGGTCCGCGCTCAGACGATGTTAACGAGTTAACTTTTATTTTAGGTCCTACACCTGACGTGCAGTACGATGCAGAGCTTCATTACTTCTACTACCCACCTTCTATAGTTGTTGCGGGAGACACATGGCTTGGCGAAAACTTTGATTCTGCTTTGTTATACGGGTGTATTTTAGAGGCGTATAGCTTCCTTAAAGGTGATGCAGACATCATGACTAACTACCGTCAACGCTACGAAGAAGCAATGAACCTACTCAATACATTGGCTACGGGTAAAGATAGAGGCGATGCATATCGTAACGGTCAAGCAAGGATACCTGTTAGATGATAGTACAAGGCCAAACAACCAGCTTTAAAAAAGAACTTTACGAGGCTATCCATAACTTTGATACGGATACGTTTAAAATTGCTTTGTACACAGCTAATGCCACGCTTAATCAAAACACCACTGTATATACAGCTGTAGATGAGATTACGGGCACTGGATATACAGCGACAGGTAAAGCATTAGTAAACCCAACAGTAAACGCCTCTGATGGGACTGCGTACATTAGCTTTGACAATATCTCGTGGCCTACATCGAGTTTCACGACGCGCGGCGCGTTGATATATAATAGCTCTCAAGATGATAGGTCTGTGGCTGTACTGGATTTTGGTAGCGATAAAACAACGACTTCAACTTTTACAATAACTTTTCCAGCGAACACAGCGACTTCAGCTATTATTCGCTCATCTAATTAGGACACAAATATGCACACAGAAAAAGTAGATGCACAAGACTCAGCTGGCGTAAACCTTATCCGTGGTGGTAGTGCTGACGAACAAGTAAATATCACAGGCTCATACGAAGTTAAATGCTTAGATGCAGAAGGTAACTTGAAATGGGAAGACTCTATTAAAAACTTAGTAGTGACTGTAGGTAAAAATGACTTACTTGATAAGTATTTCGCAGGGTCTGCCTATACAGCGGCTTGGTATATGGGTCTTGTTGATAATGCGTCATTTAGTGCTTACGCGGCTGGCGATACATTGGCTTCACACGCGGGTTGGCTTGAGTATTTAAACTACACTATTTCAGGTAGCTCAACTAATAGAGCAACAGCAGCTTGGAACGCAGCCGCAGCAGGTTCTAAAGCATCAACAGCAACTACGTTCACCATTAGTGGTGCTGGCGGTACGGTACTTGGCGCCCTTATGTGTACAACTCAAGCAAGAAATACACCATCTAATGGCGGTGCAGATATTCTCTATTCAGCTGGTACGTTTACTGGCGGTAGCCGTGCTGTCACAGCAGGCGATACATTATTGGTTACTTACACAGCGTCAGTTTAGGGGTGATGTATGGCTTTAGTTTTAGCGGATAGAGTTAAGGAAACGACTACGTCTACAGGCACTACCGCTATTACTTTAGCTGGTGCTGCTACAGGGTATCAGACATTTTTATTAGCAGTGGGTGATGCAAACACGACTTACTACACCATAGCAGATCAAACTGGCGTTAACTGGGAAGTAGGAATTGGTACTTATACAACTATTGGGAATACCTTAAGCCGAGATACGGTGTTAGCATCTAGCAATGCTGGCGCGTTAGTTGTATTTCTTACAGGCACTAAAGATGTGTTTGTTACTTACCCTGCTGAAAGAGCTTTATATACTGGTGGTCCTTTAGGGACTCCCGCTAGTGGTACTTTAACAAACTGTACATTTCCAACTCTTAATCAAAACACGACTGGAACGGCTGCAGGGCTGTCTGCTACTTTAGCGATTGGTTCTGGAGGGACTGGAGCAACAACTTTAGCTGGTGCTAATTTACCAGTGACAAACGTAGCTAATACTTTTACAGGTACACAGACTTTTAGCGGAACATCAACTACATTAGCGGCTATCTTAACTAATGCGGCTGAAACCACTACGGTATCTGCTACTGCGGCTACTGGAACGATTGCTTATTACACAAGCTCACAATCAGTTTTATATTACACAAGCAATGCGTCAGCTAACTGGACGATAAACCTTAGACATTCAGCAGGTACTACTTTAAATACTGCTATGGCTGTTGGTCAAACAATTACAGTTACTCACATGGTAACTAATGGAGCTACTACTGCATTTTATAACAACGTAGTACAAGTAGATGGCACAGTGACTGGCGTAACAACTAAATGGCAAGGGGGCGCACCAATTACAGGGGATACCTCAGCTATAAATGTTTATACTTATGCTATTATTAAAACAGCTAACGCAACATTTACTGTTTTAGCTGCTGTTTCAAGGTTTGTTTAGGATTACTATGCCTTTAATATCATCTTTAGGTTTAATGAATGCTATAGGTTTTGGGTTAGGCTCTAAACCTTCTGAAGCTATTGCTTTAGCAGGGACAACTGTTACGTTATCTACATATAAGTGGTCAAATTCTAGTGGTTTTGGGGTTAAATTTACAGACCCGGCTACACTTCCAGGTAACGCGAATAGAGTTATTTTCG